GCCCAAAAGAATTGTTGTGATGTTGAACTTATATTTCATTGGCCTCAAAAAAAAGGTGTGAAATATAAAGATGGTGATCCTGAATCTTTAGATCAGCGTACAAAACATCTTGCTTCAATAGCTAAGCCAATTGACTATCATCAAGTAAAAATTAATCATAAATTTCAATCTAAGTTAAAGTTCAACCATACCAACTATGATGATAGTGATATCTTTCATAACTTCTGGTATGCTAATGAACGGAATACAGATAATAGTACACCTTACATTGCAATGAATACAACAGCCAACCATAAACAAACATTAGAAGAGTATGGTGGTAAAGGTAAGACATGGAAAGATCCTGTTGGGTTAATTAAGTGGCAAGGCCTTGAGCAACAGATTGCAAAAGAATGGGGTATGCCAGTAAAATATGTTGACTACACTACGCCAGTCAAAGATGCTATAGACATATATAAGAAATGTTTTTTAGCTATAGGGTATCATGGATCAACTATGTGGTTAGCAAGATATATGAGATGTCCTATGATTATATACTCAGGTAAGAAAGCAACAGCAAAATCATTTCAATGGGCTATAGTAAATAATAAATTAGAAATAAAAGATTTAATTAATAAAAATCCTTTAGAGTTAAGAAAGAGATCATTAGATAGGTTAGGTGAATTAGATGTCCAATTTGAACAATACCTCAATATCCCAAATATACATAGGTTACGAGGCAAGGGAACATGAGGCTTTTAGAGTATGTGCACATAGTATAGATAGTTTTTCTACTATACAGACGCAGGCATTGAAAAGCCAAAACATACCAGAGTACAATAGAAATTGGGGAGAGCCTCAATCAACAGACTTTACCTTTACAAGATTTTGGGTACCATATCTAAGTGAGTTCAAAGGGTATAGTATCTTTGTGGATTGTGACTTTCTTTTCTTAGAAGACCCACAGGAGCTAAGTCAATATATTAATCCTGACCTAGCTATAAGTGTAGTACAGCATCCAGTGTATACACCACATACGGAAATTAAAATGGATGGAGTATCGCAGCATAGGTCTTTTAGAAAGAACTGGGCTTCATTAATTGTTTTTAATAATGAACATCCATCTAATAAAATACTAACACCAGACTATCTTAACAACCATAAACCAGGTATAGATTTTCATCACTTCAAATGGTTGAAAGATGAAGAGATAGGTTCAATACCTTTGGAGTGGAATTGTTTAGATGGATATTATAATTTAGATGAACCAAAAGCTATACATTATACAGATGGTGGACCGTGGTTTAAAGATTATCAGAACACACAATACTCATCTCTATGGACACTTACAAAATTAGGATTAGACAGTGAATGAAATAACCTTTAGTATGACTTATTATGGACAAGTTGAGCGTCTTCAATATCAGCTTGATTTCTTCAGTGAGCAAAAGAAAACATATACAGACAATACAACAATACAACTAATTAATGATGGATATAATGATGCTGGATTATTTGAGGCAATTGTTAAATCATATCCACATTTGAATATAAAAGCTTATGAGGCTACTACAGATGTTGGTTTTAATAACCATGGTGCTCGTAATCTAATGATGTTACAGAGTGAAACTAACTGGAACATGTTAATGGATATTGATGTATTACTTAATAAAAAATTATATGAAAATATGATAACAGCAAAGCTAAACGACAAAATGTTTTATTGTTTTAAAGTTGAATTTGATCATCCAGACAATCCTGAAGACTATGATAATTTAGATATAGATCCAAAAAAGATATTGAAATACCAAGCACATCCTAATACATGGTTAATGAATAAGCCATGCTTCTGGTCTAGTGGAGGTTATGATGTTGAGTTTACAGGAATGAGACATGGTGATGCTGAGTTCTTTATATCATTAGATAAAGAAATGTATGACTATGAATTGTTCCATCCTGATATAAAAAAAGAGATGGCTATGCATGTTAGAAAGCCAAATAGAAATCGTAGTTATTTAAACCAAGCAACCGAACACGTTAAAACTCTTACAAGAACTGTTGACTTCGTTAAGAAAAGAAACGAAGATAAAGAAAGAAAACATAAAAAAAGATTGGTGACGTTCCCATGGAAAAGAATAGTTTAAAAGCAAAGTTACTAAAGATGACATTGTCAGTAATAATTGGTTTAATGGGTATAGCTCTTGTACTAATATATGAATTGGATGCTCATGAATATCCAGAAGCTAGACTGACTGGTCTTACAGAGCAATCAAAATGTATGGCTGAAGCAATATACTTTGAAGCAGGCAATCAACCATTCATTGGTAAGATGGCTGTTGGTAATGTAATAAAGAATAGAATTAAAAGTAGCAAGTATCCCAATACAATTTGTGATGTAGTTCACCAAGGCCCTGTTAGAGAGTCATGGAAAAAAGATGGTACACAGTATCCAATTAGACACAAATGTCAATTTAGTTATTGGTGTGACGGTCGTTCTGATGAACCTCAACATGGATCTATTACATGGAAAGCAAGTGTATATGCAGCACAAGAGTTAGAGCATTCAATGGATTACCTTCAAGGTGCAACCAACTATCATGCATTCTACGTGTCCCCTAGCTGGGCTCACAATATGCAGAAGGTAGTAGAAATAGAGGACCATATATTTTACAAATGACAAATATAATTAATAATATAAAAACACCTACACAGTTTGTTGCTGAAGTAGAAAAGATAGTCAAAGAAAAAAGCATGAACTATCTTGACGCATGTCTTGATTATGCCCGCACTGCAAATGTAGAGATAGAAACAGTAGCAAGTTTAATTAAAGGTAGTCAAGTCCTCAAAGCTAAGATACAAGCTGATGCAGAAGACAATAGATTACTGAAACGGAGCAGTGCTAAATTACCAATATAACAGATCCATTTGAAGTGTATCAAAAGTACTTAGCTCTCAGAACACATTTTAAAAGTGACAGCTACGACTACTTTAGATACCATGGTAAGCTGAAAGCTAATAGAGATAAATTTGAAACACGTAAAGATAAGTTCCATTTTTATAAACTATCTAAAATGAAACACCCTGTTGATTTTATGGTTGCCAATATGATGGTCAATCCTAATTTCTGGTCAGGGGATGTTAATGATGAACAGTCCCACGCTACGTACAATGATTGGGTTAAAAGACGTGATAGCCTTTCATATATCGTCTCTAAGGAGGTCGAACGTATGGACGACACCTATGACACCAACGTGCTAGTTAAGGAGAGTCAGCACCCTAGATTACTTGTTCTATACATAAGAAAAATAATAAGTGCTGAGACAATAATCATATTAGATAAGTTAACAAAATTCTTTCCATACTGGAATAGAGTAATGGCTGATGATATCATCTGGCCAGACGAATATAAGAAGCTCAAAAAATATGCACCTTTTTTTATAAATAGTGTTGACCTAGTTCGTATTAAGAGTATAATAAAGACTAGGTTCGAATAAATCGGATACAACGTAATACAACGAAATATAGGAGAAATATAAATGGCAAATTCATTTGCTGCAATGAAGCAGAGTAGACAGTCTCAGATAGAAAAGCTGAGTTCTGAAGTTAACAAGCTCCAAGGTTCTGGAGCACCCCAAGGAGATGATAGGTTTTGGAAACCAGAAGTAGATAAGTCTGGTAACGGACACGCTATCATTAGATTCCTACCAGCACCTAACAATGAGGATGTACCTTTTGTTAGATGTTTTGATCATGGGTTTCAAGGACCTGGTGGATGGTTCATTGAGAAATCATTGACCACTTTAGGACAACAAGATCCTGTTTCAGAATATAATACAACACTATGGAACAGTGGTGTTGAATCTAGTAAAGACCAAGCACGTAAACAGAAACGTCGCTTGAGTTTTATATCAAACATATACGTAGTTAAAGATCCTACTAACCCTCATAATGAAGGTAAAGTGTTTCTGTATAAGTTTGGTAAGAAAATATTCGACAAGCTCAACGATCAAATGAATCCTGAGTTTGAAGATGAAAAAGCGGTTAACCCATTTGATTTGTGGGAAGGTACTTCCTTCCGACTAAAGATGCGTAATGTAGAAGGGTTCCGTAACTATGATAAGAGTGAGTTTGATTCACCAGCCCCATTATTAGATGATGATGCTAAACTTGAAGAAGTTTGGAAAGGTCAATACTCTCTCCAAGAACAGATTGACACATCACAATTTAAAAGTTATGATGAATTGAAATCGAGGCTGTATAGAGTTCTTGCTCTTGATGGTGGACCGCAGACTTCAACTGCAACGGTTGATGAAGAGTATGCGCCTACCCCTGCATCAGATCCAGCACCTCAAGTAGCTGCTGTTGATACTGCAGATGATGATGATGAAAGTTTGAGTTTCTTTAAGAAATTAGCAGACTAATAATCACAGGGTGGGTCTTCGGGCCCACTCTAATTAATCCATATTTACGCCCCATAGATCATACCTATCACCTTTTGTTTGGCTTGCAATTGTTGGAGTTACGGTTAGTCTAACACCACTGTCATTACCACCAGCATTGCCTTGACTATAACCATTGTTAGAGACACTATTATAATTATTAATTACAGAGCCTCCTCCCCCACTATCTTTTTCGACAGCTCCCATGTTCACATCTCCAATACCTGCAAGTGCTCGTTTAAGTATTGTAATATTTATAGCCGCTTGTTCAAATCCAATATCAGGATTAGCAAGACCTTTAAATTCATAATTTTGTGTACCAGGAAGCAATGTTGACCAATATGCTCCTATTTTACCACCTCCTACTGCTTTTTCTATAATAGGAACAGATTTTATTAAATCTTCTGCAAAGTCTTCCATACCAATTTTGCTACCTTTGAAATTCAAATCACTAAATTTTCTTAAAGCATCTTGGATTGAATCAATAGCTTTAGCACCTTTATCTAATTTTTCAGCATTTTCAGCAATTATTTCTATTTGTGTAAAAGGAGATTTTTCTCCAGTGAAAAAAGTAAATATTCTACCTATTGCTAATCCTAATGAAGCAAAAGCAGTAGTACCACCAAATGCAAGCAACCCTACAGAAAGTGATGCCATAATTCCTAGGAAGCTCCCAATGTCTTTCCCATCAGCCAAATCTGTAACTGACAGTAATTTTTCAACATTATTATATACATTGTCAGCCATACCAGTATCTGTTGTCCATAAAGATAATCCTTCAGCTGCAGCAGAAGTTATACCTACCACACCTAAACCTAACGAGAATGCAAGAAGACCACCTAATATTGCACCCATAGTTATACCAAAGTCTACAAGATTTGCACCTGCCGCTCCTGGTAAATTTGGTATAGATAATAATGTTTTAACTTGGGATTTAATCTTTGTCGCAAAATCTTTTTGGTTATCATCTGTCCACCAATTAATACCTTTTGTTATAGTAGTAGATGCAACATCTACTAAACTCCCTACACCTTTACCAATTGAGAATAAGAGAAGACCACCTAATAGAAAAGCCATCTTGACGGGGAACCATCCAAAATCCGCAGCTTGCCCTTTACCAATTCCTAGTAATACTTGTACCTCATCTTTTACTTTTTGGGCAAATCCTGTATTCCCGGCAAACCATTCAGCACCTTTAGCAGCTGCCTTTCCAACAGAATATACTGCAAGACCTGCACCAATCAAACCTAATGAACCAGTAGCCCCAAATATTCTTCCTAATTTAGCCCAAAAACCTTCACCAAACTCACTACCAGATCCAATACCCAATAAGACTTCCACCTCTTCTTTTGTTTTTTCGGCAAATCCTTTATTCTTAGTAAAGAAATTGACGGCACTTATAAGCCCTTTGCCTAAAGCAAATGTTCCAAGACCTATTCCAATTCCAATAAGTGCACCAGTACTAGCAAATATATTAGCCAATTGTATAAGTAAATCTTTACCAGTTGTAATATCTAACATACCTACTAATGCAGTTACACCATCTACAGTATCTTGAACCCATTCACCACCAAATAATTTATGAACCCCACCTACAAAAAAAGCACCAGCTGAAAAAGCTATTAACCCTGCAGCAATTACTCCTAAAGTTCCAGCAGTACCAAGTACAAGTAGAGCTTTTTCAGGAGTACTATCACCTGGAATAGATGATGGAATAGACAATAATAATAATATATTTTTTTTGACAGCCGCACCATCAAATTCAGAAAGTTGTTTTATAAGATAACCACCACCTGCAAATAAAGCACCAAGCCCTGCTAATGAAATCCCTATACCTGCCAGTGCCCCAAGACTACCAAGTGCTTTGCTAAATATACCCCCTTTTTTTTCTTTACCACCTTTTGGTTTAGCCTTACCTGCAACACCTGCAGCACCACTTGTAGCAAGTGCTGCAATAGCTGGTTTCTTTAATGAATTTCTTGATTCTTCGTATGCTTTATCTTGTGAATCTTTAAGAAGATCAAATTGAGCTGTACTAACATCAATTAACTTATGTTGGCCACTAATCATTTCACTAAAGTTATTAGTGCTTTCAGATCTAAATTTATCTATTGTGTTATGTAAACTATCAATAGCAGATGTTCCGGATGTGGTAGCCATTTTTTTAGTCCCTATTTCTCTTTGCCTGAACCAGATTTACTAGAACCTGTATATAAACCAAACCATGCTGCACCAGCACCAACTACAACAGAAACTAAACCACTTTGTTCCATTGATGGAGCACCTAATGCCATATACCATACTACTACTTTATATAATAAGTAGATGTACATTGAGATAAAGACTCTAGGAAATATTCTCCATTGATCAAACATATAAGCCATATCAACCCATTTTTGATACTTGTTACTTTTAACTGAGTCCTGCTCCGGCATTGTTTGTCTCCTTTCTCTCATTTACTTCTTTGACATGATCTTCTAATAAACTATAATAAATATCTCTTTCAAAAGGGTATAGTTGTTCTATATCTTGTATTCCATACTGATAATGATTAACCATACTAAATATTTGTCTATAATAAGCAGCCGCATTTAAGTGGCTCAGGCAGATTGAAAAAAATCAGCAAGGCCTTTGAATGTTTTTGATTTTGTTTTTCCATCAACCTTATATTCAACAGTATGTTCTAACTTAGGCATTTCATCAAAGAATTTTTGGATATCTTTAAAGTTTTGTGATGTTAAAGAATCTAAAAATTCCTTTACATCAGCTTTACTAAAATCTTTTAACTCCATAACTTCTTCACCTTGTATTACTTTATCAATACACCTTTCAATCATGCTAAATGTAACCTCAACAGCATCCTCACTTTGAATACTACTTAATGTTGTATATGTAGGGTACTTCATTTCAAGAGAAATATCATCCCCTATATTAATAATATTAGTATGATTTTCAGTATGTTGTACTTCAACTATATTTAAATCAAGCTCTATCTTACTCTCTACTCCATCTTCATCTGTCATATTAAACTTAGCTACATCACTAACAGAATTAGCTCTCAATTTTAAAAATATATATTCTAAATCAAATGTAGGAGTGTGGTCTACATCAATTTCTCCTTCAATAATACAATTCTTAACAATTTGTTTAACTGCTGAAATCAAATCTTTTGACTTATTTGATCCTTGGGCCAACAGTAAAATCTTTTCTTCTTTAACTAAAAAAGGTCGATACTTCAACAATGTTTTTGTAGAAGGTACCGTCAACTCAAATGTTGGATGTTTCAATATTGGTAATGCCATTTTATATCTCCATAATTTTTACCGTGTTATTAAATCTTTGTTATTAAATCTATTTATGTAGGTCTTCTGATAGACCTTCCTCCTATGCCTGTTGTTTCTCTCAAAGGTGCTTGTGTACCTAATGTAGCACTAGTATCATTGGAACCTACTTCCTCTACTTTTATATCATATGTTCTAAATGTAAATTGAACTGGCAGCACACCAAAGCTATCTGTTTCAGACCATGCTGCAGTGACATCACCAACTTGCATTGGGAATGCTTCATAAAGATGATACGTAATAATATTTTCTTGTTTTTGATCTAAACAAAATATATCTATTTCACATAAATAATCCTCACGATAACCAACTTCATACAATTGTTTGCCATTGATTGCACCATGTTCTTTTTGTTTATAAGAATAATTAACTATTTCATTTGTCCAATTTCTAAATATTGTTTGTATAGTACCTCTCTGATCTAACATAAATGTTAAAGGTATATCTGTAGCCTGTACACCAAAAGGACGTCTATCAAATGTACCCATATTTTGTCTTCTATGGTCACTTGTAATTATTTGTATACCAGGTAGTGCAGCTGAGTTACAAAGAAAGGACATATTTTCCACATTGTCATGTATAAATTTTGTTACTTTGCCACTTGGACCTATTCTTACTACAAATCTGTTTGGCTGCCATAAGCCTCCAATTTTAACATCATTAATTTTAGCTATAAAGTTATTTAAACTAAATTTTGCCTTACCACCGTCTCTATCACCTTGGAAGCCTTTTGCTGCAAACTCAGGTTCAGGATGACGTCCTCTTCCTCTGTTCCTAAGAAGATCAAGGATACCAACAGCAGTACCTAGATTAGATTGATTAAATATATTTGCCATTAAACTTTAAGACCTCTTCCTTTTATTCTTGTATCTCTCCATATTTGTTGTGCACTAGCACCCCTAAATGTTCTAGTCATAGGCATAAACAATGCCATGTTCCATTCTTTAGGGTATATGGTTACAATACGAGATTGTATGTTAGTATTTAGGTATCTTTTCAAGCATCCCTTGTACCATTTTAGTCTTCTATATCTTTTTAATATTCTATATGGTTGAGGCATCATTTGTAATTTATCTCTATCTTGTAGCTCTTGTCCTTCTTGTAGTGGTAAAAATTGATATAAAGCATCCATGACATTAGCTCTAAGCATAGGAGGTAAATAATGCATGTTCAACATAAGAAAGCCATCAGAGGTTACATCTATAATAAATCCCAAAGGATATTTATCATAGTAAGGTAGAGTAGCTTTACCTTTAGGATCATATTGAAACATAACCATTCTACCCCATTCATACCTACCTTGTCTCATTCTTTTTTTAAATCTTTGAGGTGTATGTTGTTCTGAATCTGTTCCTCTTACTATTTGTAAAGGTCGTGTAGGTGTAATTGATTGTTGTTCTTGAAACCAATCAACAGCAGCATCAACATTTTTACCTGATGGTCCTCCTTGTTCTAATAATTTTTTAAATATAAATGCAGCCATTACACACCTAAGTTATCTTCAGTTATAAGTTTAAAGTCCCAATTTCTATCCTTACAAAAATTATCAGCAGCTTTCCATTTAGCTTCATTGATACCATACGTCTTTACTTGATTGATAAAACGCCTTGGATGTTTTTTACGTAACTCCATAAGTGGAGGCTTACATTGAGCTTTTGGTTTAACTTCTAATACAGCTATATTTATCTTTCCATCTCTGTTCTTCTTCTTTACCCAGAAGTCTGGAAAGTATCTATGGACCTTACCATCAATAGGACTTCTGTAGGCAATACAAAATTCTTCGCTTGACCACAGGATCACGTCTGAATGTTTGTCTAAATAGGACATAAGCTTACGCTCCCACAAACTCCTATAAATAATGTTAGTGGGATTACCCTTATACTTAGAAGGGTTGTTGGGGGTAAATTTACCTTTATAGCTCATAACTATATTTAGGAGAAACTAATGACGACTGATATACCAATGGGTGCAGCACAAAAAAGAATTAAATCTTTACTTGCACCACCAGATGCTATGATGGATAAAAAAAGAAGAGATACTACAGGTCAAAGTCAAAGTGGAGAAGCTAATATATTAGTATTCCCAATGGATTTATCAACACACTATATGGCATTCCAATTTTATAGATATGTATTTGAGGATAATTCTTTCCAACAAAGAAAACTACATAAGACTATATTATTACCAGTTCCTTTACAATTAGTTGAAACAATAAACATACAATATAACGAATCATCACTTGGAGCAATACGTGGTGAACTGTCTGATATGGCAGGACGAGGAGATTTAGAGGGGGCAGCATCAAAAGGAGCTGCCATACTAAAAGCAGGTGTATCAGCTGGTGCCGCCTTAGTGGATGGTGTAGGTGGTGGAATATCAGGTATTAAAGATGCAATAAGAGAACAAGGTGGTAATTTAGGTATAGGATCCTTATTAATTCCAGGTGCAATGGGAAGAGGGGGATCAGGAGCAGTTGCTGCAGGGTTAAATAGATATTTTGGTTCGGCCCCTAATCCTCACATTACAACATTATTTCAAGGTGTAGGATTAAGACAACATAATTTTAATTGGAAGCTGGCTCCAGCAAGCAAACAAGAATCAGATGCATTATCAAAAATAATAGATTCATTAAGAGCAGCAATCCTACCAGGAAGAGGTTTAGGTAATTTCACATTAAACTTTCCAGATGAATGTGAAATATATATTATGGGTACTAATACTAAATATATGTATCATTTTAAAACTGCTGTAGTAAAAAATATGGTAACAAATTTTGCACCAGATGGTGTACTATCTTTCTTTGGTGGGACAGGTGCACCAACAGCTGTTACTCTTGATCTGCAATTAGGTGAGACAGTTCTTCATACTCGTGAAGATTATGATCCAGTAGCTAACTTTATAGGAGCACAAGAAGATGATACCCAACAAATTTATAAAGACCTAGAAAATTTACAAGCTGCACTTACACCAAAAGCTCCGATCACCAAGAACACTCTTTTTCAAGGGATTCAAAGTAAATGAGTTATTTTAATCAATTACCAAAAATAAAATTCCTTAACCAAGACATAGTTAATCTTGCTACCAGTGTTAAGTTACATAAATTAATTAAAGCTGATGCCTTTGCATTATTAAACTATGTTATAAAAGATGGTGAATCACCAGACACTGTAGCATTTAATTACTATAGTGATCCATCTTATGCATGGTTAGTTCTTTTATCAAATAATATAATTGATCCATATTTTGAATGGCCACTTTCTGTATATGACTTTACTCAATTTATCAAAAAGAAATATGGAAGTATACCAGCTGCCCAAGCTATAACTATACATTGTGAGCACAATACAAAAGATATAACTGTTTCAGCTGACTCATTGACTGTTTCTAATGGTGTGTCATCTGGTGACTATACAGCAGTAGATGCATATACATATTGGGACAAAGTAAATGAGAATAGAAAATTTATTAAATTAGTAAACGTATCTTATCTAGCAGCGGTGACTGAGCAATTTAACAATTTGGTATAAAATATAATGTCCTTAGTAAAAGAACTCGACGAAAATAAAATGCTTTTCAACTCAGGTAGTGCTGAGTTATCTATGTTTATGGGCAAACTTATTGATGATGATAAAGAGGGTGTCCAATTTAGAAGTTTAGTAGATTTAAATGATATGTATACTAACATTAATATAACCCAGTCTGTATTTAATCCTTACATGACATTGAGTATACACATAACAGAATCTAAATTAATTTTTGAAGAGTTTGGCACCAAGGGGTTACAGGGTGAAGAGTTTATATTAATAAAATTCCAAACACCTACTAAAAAAATTATAGAAAATTTGTTTTATGTCTCTGGTTATAGTCCTGTTAAAAAAGACGCTAGAGGTCTTTCTACTAGTATGGTATTAAATTGTGTATCAAAAGAAAAATTAATTAACGATCAAATGGTTGTAAACCAATCGTTTAGTGGTTCAACATCTGATATTGCTAAAAATATTTTTAATAATTTTATAGCTGGCAGTGAGAAATATAAACAATTAAAGACAGCTAATAAAGATGGTCAACCAATATGGAAAGAAAAACCTATTGTTATAGATGAGTCAGTAGGAATACAAAATTTTATAATACCAGGCCTGACACCATTTAAAGCATTACATTTTTTAGCAGTTAGATCGTTTGGTGGATCAGAATTTCCAGGTTCATTCTATACTTTCTATGAAGGTGAAGATGCATTCCATTTTAAAAATATAGAAAAATGGTCTGATAATATTAAAACAGAACCATATACATATGATGATGATGTTGCAACACTTCCCCAAAACGATAAAATATTCTATAGAAATATAAAATCTATGACTCCAATGGCAATAAACAATACTATGCAGGGTATACAAAATGGAGAGTTTGCGCAAAAGGTAACAGCTATAGATTTTAACAAAAAAAGTTATTCAATAACAAATTTTGATATGATGAAAGAAAGAGATAATTTTAATACATTAGGTGAACATTTTAATATGTCATCAGCATTCTTTGATATGTTTGGTTCAAATCCTATTGAAACATCTATTGCAGTAGATACAACAAAAGGTGTATATAATGAAAACCTACCTGGTATACAAAGTAAAAGAAAATCTTATATGCAAATGTTAGGTCATTATAGTATGCAAGTAACAATATATGGTGATAGTAGTTTGGTAGCTGGTACTATAATACAACTAAATTTAAAAGAGGCAGGAGCTCCTGAAAGAAAAAACCAAGGTAGTATGTATAGTGGTAATTGGTATGTTACTAAAGTTGAACACATATATGACAAAATGTTATTTAATACAAAACTAACAGTTGTAAAAGACGGATTAGATTTTAAACACAGTGAGAGGGTATAATGTCAACCGTATATTCAGCAGAGTATTTTAAAAACTTCCAATATTTTTTTGGAGTAGTAGAAGATAGACAAGATCCTTTAAAGATGGGAAGAGTACGTATAAGAGCATTTGGCATTCACACAGAAGATAGAGCTAAGATACCAACAGTAGACCTTCCTTGGGCAACACCTATCATGCCATATACAAGTGCATCCATTAGTGGTATAGGTGAAAGTCCTACTGGCCCTGTTGAAGGAACATGGGTATTTGGTTTCTTTGTTGATGGTAAACAAATGCAGCAACCTATGATTATGGGTACATTAGCTGGAGCTCCAGAGGCTTATAATGAACTAGGGTTTAATGATCCTAATAAAGTTTATCCTAAAATAGAAATACCAGGTGAGTCTGATGTTAATAGATTAGCTAGAGGTGATGCAATAAGAGCTAGTACTATCGAAGCACCAAGTGTAAGAGCTGGTGAAAATATATTAGCTCATAAGAAAAAGCATAGAGTATTAAAGATACCAAAAGCTGGACCTCCTGGTGTAGAAAGTGACCCAGGTAAAAAAGATGGTGAGGCATCAACGGTTAAAGATGGACCACCACCAGGGTATAACTCCGAAACATATTATAGTAGAAGAACATGGAACGAGCCTAATCCAAGATACGGTGGTAAAGATGAAGGTGAAAAATCATCAGTGACTTATGGAGGGACTCCTGAATTTGGAGAAGAGTCTATCTATCCTTTGAACCACGTTAAAGTAACTGAGTCAGGACATGTATTTGAAGTAGATGATTCACCTAAGGCTGAAAGAATAGCACAGTATCATACAGCTGGTACATTCTATGAGATACAACCAAACGGAACAAGAGTAACAAAAATTGTTGGTGATGACTATGAAATGGTTATGCATGATAAGAATATGGTTGTTAAAGGTAATGTAAGTATTACTGTACAAGGTTCTGATGTTAGACTATTGGTACAAGCAGACGGTGACACAGGTCCTGGTGCTAAAGGTGGTAATATGTTTATAGAAACAGATGGTGATTTTAATCTTAATGTTAGAGGCGACATGACTACAAAAGTAGGGGGTACTGTTTATGAAGAGTACCTATCACATCATGCTACTAATATTTCAAAAGATCAAAGTCTGTTAGTTAACAATGATAGAATAGAAACAATAATAGGTGATCACGTTGAAGATATTAGAGGTTATTATAATCAGGTAATTGGTAAAGATGAAATTGTAATGGTACAAGAAAATAGTATTAAGACTACAGAAGGAACATCAGACACTACAACATTATTAAATCATACAGTTATAACAGATAATAATTTTAGTGTATTAGCTACCAGTAATGTTAATATACAAACAGATTCACACTTTAGAGCAAACACATCTTCTACTTTTGATGTAAATGCTGGTACATCTGTAAAAATTGATGCACCTACATCTTTCACTGTAGGTACGGGTGGTGCAGATACTGATACTTCACCTGCAAAAATACCAACATTAGTAAATATTAAAGGAGTTTTAGTTGATGTTGATGGTTCAACTGAAGTTGATATTGATGGCGGAACAATTAACTTAAATTAGAGGTAACAATGGCGTCAGGATTAGAATTAGCACAACAGAAACAATTAGATGATGTTGGTAGATCAACAGAGCTAGTAGATAAAATAACAGCACAACTTGATGCATCTTCTGTTATATCTGCTCTTGATCCAACAGCTCTATCTGTATCTGATTATGTTAGTACAGTAAAAGAAAAAACTACAGCTGTAATAGAACAAGTTGAATTATCTGATGGTTGTAATTTAGACTTCAGTCCTAATTTAATTTCAGTGGCTAGCTTAATGATGTCAGCTATATCTAATCCAACTGGAGCTGTCTTATCTGGCTTACAGGGTCTTATGGATGGATTAGATATTAAACCACCAGGATTTAATCTTCCATCATTTGATTTAGATATTGATCTTCCTGATATAAATTTACCTAATATAAGTTTACCATCACTTGATTTTGGTATATCATTAGGAGGAGGATTTGATATGGGTTCAATGTTAAAAGGTGTATCAGGTTTATTAGCAATACCACCCATAGGTGGATGTGGAACTCTATTACCAGACATTGGTCCTGGTGCTGAATTTATGACCGGAAAGTTACAAACTGGTTTACCAGAAGGTGAGTCGGGTGGTCTTGCAAATCCATTTAAAAACTTAGGTAACAAACAAATTAAACAGGGCTTTGATAAACTTGGTAACGCAATACAAATAGTGATTAATTCTGGAGCACCAGCTAAGATAGCACAATCAGCAGCAAGAGCTCAAGCAGCAGCTGCTGCATTAGGAACATTTGAAGCGCCTGGGTTTGCTTTAGGAGGTTTATTAAGTAATGATATAGTACCTCCAGTATACGGAGCAACTAAAGAAGCATTAGCTAAAATAAAAGGAGAAGTTGAGGATCCGGTTTTTGCAGAGTTAATAAACGGTACACTTGGAACACCTACACCAGAAACAATTCTATTAACACTAGAAGAAAAAATTGCTAGTAGAAATACTCAATCAACCACAACAAATGTATCTACAGGATTAGCAACAAGTGCTTCTGTTTAGGCATAAATAATATAAACAAGATAGGTTAAACAATGTCAAAAATACAAACATTAACTGATCATAGTATAAAAAAAGTAGTATACTCAGATTTCTTTACAGATTTTTCAAGAAATTCTGTTACTGGTCAGCTTAATAGAAAGACAAATGCAGAGGCTGTTAAGCAATCTATAAGAAATTTATTGTTAACTAATCGGTATGAGAGACCCTTTCAACCTGAAATAGGATCAGGATTACAAGGATTGTTGTTTGAAAACTATACACCTGGATTAGAACTTAGAGCTAAAAAGATGGTAGAAGAAGTATTTGACAACCATGAGCCAAGAGCAGAATTAATGAAAGTGGATGTTGGTGGAAATCCAGATCACAATACACTATCATTTCAAATAACTTTTAGAATAATAAATACAACAACACCAGAAACACTAGACATAATATTAGAGAGGACAAGATAATGCCTACCGCATCCAATGCTGAATTTATAGTAGCCAATTTGGAGTTTGATTCAATTAAATCAAACTTAAAAGCATACTTGTCATCACAATCATATTTTAATGATTATAATTTTGATGGCTCCAATATGAATGTAATGTTAGACGTGCTTTCATACAACACATATTATAATAATATGTACTTAAATCACGTAGCATCTGAAATGTTTTTAGATAGTGCTCAAGTTAGAGATAGTGTTTATTCTCATGCAAAGAAATTAAATTATCTACCAACTTCATATAGAAGTTCAGTAGCATATGCTAACGTACAAATTACACCAGGTGATAGCCCTCATAGTATTGACATACCAAGGCTAACTAAATTTACATCAACAGTTGGGGACAACACATATACATTTTCAACTAACTCTGCTATATCTGTATATTCTAACAATAGTTATCTTGCAGCTAATGTTGCTTTATATGAAGGTGAAATTATAACAGAATATTTTGAAACAAGTAGTACATCTAATACTTTCTATATTAGTAACTATGATGTGGATACAACAAGTATATCAGTAAGTGTTAGAACATCTAATACTAATACAACAAATACAGAATGGACAAGAGCTAATACATTATTTGATGTCGGAAGTACATCTAATGTATTCTTTGTGCAAGCAGCTGCAAATGGTAGCTATGAATTAGTATTTGGTAACGATACGTTTGGAAGAAAGTTAACAGATGGTAATATAGTTGAAGCTACTTATAGAGTATCGAGTGGTGCAGAACCAGATGGTGCTAATGCATTTACAAGTGCAGGTGCTATATCAGGATATAGTACAGTTGCTGCAACTGTTGTTGAGAGAGCTTCCGGTGGTCAAGAATATCAATCATTAGACGATATTAAGTTTGCAGCGCCTCGTGCTTTAACAACACAAGAGAGAGCTGTTACAGCTAATGATTATAAAACATTAGTACAAAATGAATTTGGTGACATAACCGATATGAATGTTTATGGTGGTGATGAAGCCTCCCCACCTCAATTTGGTAAAGTAGTTATGGTTGCATCAAGTAATACATATGATACATTACCTAGTTTTCAAAAGCAACAAATAATAGATTTTATTGGTCCTAAATCTCCGTTGACTATAGAACCAATTATGCAAGACCCAACATTTTTAAGAATAGAAGTTGATTGTAAAGTAACATATAATATGAATGAAACATCAAGTAATCAAAATGGTGTTCAAACAATTGTTAAATCAGCAATAACAACATTTAATACAAACAATCTTGGTAAGTTTAATAAAACATTTAGACAAAGTAAACTTATAGAAAAAATTAATGAAAGTGATACATCTATTCTAAGTAATAGTATACAAACAAGAATGATAAAAGAAATTAACCCAATATTAAATCAAGGATTTACTAATACAGTTTCATTCTTTAATCCTTTAAGACCAGATAATCCTGTGACAGTTGCTCAAGGTGCTTCGTTACCATATTCAGAACCAGCTATTGAGTCTGGTCTATTTACATTTAACAGCACTAGTGGAGCATCTTTTAGAGATGACGGAGATGGAGCAATTCAAATTGTTGTAGCTAATACATCAGCATTAACAATACTTAATGCAAATGTTGGTGAAGTAGATTATGCTACTGGTAATGTTACGTTTTCTAATGTATCTGTTAATGCAATAGCTACAGGAACTACTATAAAAATATATGCTAGAAGTGAGGATGCTGATATTGCTGGTAAGTTAAATGATTTAATAGAAATAAAAACTGACGATACAACAGTAACCGTAAAAGGTATAAGAGAGTAATATAAAAATGGCTGGTTTAAATAATTTTGAAGACTTTATCTCTCCGTTAGTTGAGCAACAGTTCCCGGCTGTCTATAGAGACGAAGGCCCGGTACTTGTTGCATTTCTTAAAGCGTACTATGAGTACCAAGAACAAACAGATGGTGATATATTTACATTAAGAAAAATGATGGAACGTAATGATGTTGATCAGAGTGTTGATACGTTTTTAGATCATTTTAGAAAACAATATCTTAATGGTATACCAAAAGATACTCACAAAGGCACAGCGTTTACAATAAAACATATAATGGACGTGTACAGATCTAAAGGTACACCTAGAGCTGTTGACTTACTTTTGAAATTAGTTCATGGTGTCGATTCAACCATTTATGTTCCTGGCCAACATTTAATGTCTGCATCAGAAGCAGATTTTTATCAACCAAAATATATAGAAGTAACATTTCCATACGATCAAGATGAAGCCTTTAGTAATTTTCAAGGTAGAGATATTACAGGAACAATTACAGGATCAACAGCAACCGTTGACTCATGTTTAAAAACAACTGCATCTGGTAAGCAAACATATGTAATGTTTTTAGTTGATGTAGTAGGTTTATTTAAAAGAGAAGAGCTTGTAGGTTTTGTTGGTGGAACATTACAACCAAAAATTATTGGTTCATTATCAGACATTACACTTACTGCTAAAGGTATTGGCTTGTCACCGGGTGATGAGTTAGATGTTGTTAGTTCAAAACATGGTAGTCGTGGTACTGTAAGAGTAACAAGTGTTACAGATGGTACAGGTACTGCAGCATATGAAATTAACCAAAGAGGTTTTGGATATAGTACAAACTCAGCACATAGTAATGTTTTAGTATCATCAGCACAATTAATTGTTAATAATCATACTAATAGTAATGCTACTTTTAGAAATGAGTATGGTGGTAATACATTTTTTACATTAGAAACTATTACACAACCAATAGAATTTTTAGACTTCACATCAGCCACTAGTACATTTGCAGCTGCTTTAAATACTACAACATATGTAGTAGGTACTAATAGTAGTATCACTTCTTTAAATGGTAGTAATCATTTAGCTAATGGTAAGATAGGTGTATTCAGTAATACTGGTGCAAATGGATCGTTGACATTATTTGTTGATAGTGGTACATTTGGAAATACAATACAATATTTTTATCAAACCAATACAACATCATTCCAAGTTGGAGAAACAGTTAGTGTTAACTCAACAGTAACTGGTATACTAAATGCAGCTAATTCAACTGTATTAACTATTAATGCTGCATCAGTAGGATTTACTAATGTAGCTACACAACAAGTAACAGGTCAAAGATCAGGAGCAGTAGCAAATGGTTTAAGTGCTGCAAGTAAAGTTGTACAGACAGGTGTTAAAAAATTATGGCTTACTGCAACAGCATCTACAAATGCTAATACTACAGCAGTAGCAAATGGTTATAGAACAGGAACATTAATAGGTGGTAATACAACAGGTGTTGGTCTTGTTGCAAATAGCACAGAATTATTCTTAACAACATCTCAAAATTTTATAAAAGGATCAGACAGTAATACATATGCTAATGTTACAGCAGTAAGATTAGGTAGTGGTGGTGCTTTAACTATTGGAACTATAGGAGTTGATACAGAGACAAAAAATGTGTACACTGATTTTATACACAGTTCTAACAACAGTGCTAACACTTCTATGCTTGATGTTGTTATTAGTGGGGCCAACTCAGGAGTAGGTATTGTTAATTCAGTAACTATATCAGCAGCAGGTTCTGGTTATGCAAACAATGATGCACTAGTATTTGCTAGTGGAGGAATTACTACAGGTACTCTACCTACAACAAATGCTATTGGTACAGTTACAACAAACGGTAGTGGTGGTATAACTGGTATCACACTTTCTAATAATGGAGTAGGATATTATAGCGCACCAACAATAACTATTACAACATCAGGTGGTAGCTCTGGTACTTTAGTTCCTGTAATGAAACATGGTTATGGTTTAGCTAAGCATGGTAATACAATTAACACAACACACAGTGGTGGATTTTCAAATGTAATAAATGATGTACTAGCATTTAGTGCAGATACATTAGGATCAATAAACACATTTAGTAGTACTAATGGTGGTAATAATTATACAGCACCTCCGTTTGTATTAATACAAAATAGTTTAGTTGATAAATTTAATCAAAGAAATGTACAACTTAAATATGATACATTAGTATCAGGTACACGAAGTAATTTTTTAGTTGATGATACTATTGTACAAACACAACCTCAATCTTTTTTAGCCATAACACATAACGGAGCTAATGATGCAGCTTTTACAGTTGGAGAAGGTATAGCACAGATAGTTAACTCCACTGTTAATAATTATGCAACATATGTTTCTGGTAACAGTACAGTGTTTACTATAAGAGATGGTAAACGTAGAAAAGTAGAATCAAGTGGATATATTAATGTTGGTTTAACTGATGCAAGTATAACATGGGCAACTGGTAATACATTTGTAGGATTAAGTTCAGGATCAACAGGTAATGTAACTGGGCAGTCCACTTCAATAGTTAATAGATTTGTTAAAGGAAAAGTGTTGACTTCCAACACAAGTACTAATATGTTAGAAGTACGAATGTTTGATACAAGATTTGATTTTAATACAGGAGCTAATGTACAAATAGAAGACTTTAGTACATCAGCTAATGTTGCAGAAGTATCATATTTAAATGTTAATACAAGTTCAAGACCAGTTGGAGTAAGATTAGATGAACGTGCAGGTTTGAATGCTAATTTAAATATTACTGCATCAATAGGAACTGGATTAATTGATTCAATACAAATTGTTAATTCCGGCTATGGTTATGAAGATGGTGAAACAGTTACAATGGTTAAAGGTACTGAATTAATATCAGGTGCTGCAGTAGTTAACAATCATGGAATTTCTCCAGGGTTCCATAGAAATAATAAAGGCTTCTTAAACGAAGATAAATATCTACATGATAATGATTTCTACCAAGAATATTCGTATCAAGTAAGGACCGTAATTCCATTTGATAAATATAGGCAACAGGTAAAAGATGTGGTTCATCTTGCAGGTTCAAAATTATTTGGTCAAACTGAAGTATCAGCAACAGCTAATATGGCTCTTGCAATAGCAAACTCAAGTGTAAGTCAGGCGTAGTATGGGTACATTAATAAAAAAAGAATTCAAAACACATAATGCTAAACAGTTTATGGAGTCATTAGATGAGACGTCTAACTCTATTTACTATGTGTTTACAGGTAAACCTCAAGTATATACTGAGGCTTCAACACCTACACCTACTGATAGTGTAGCAAATGCACAATACCAAGTATGGGATGAGATGATTTCTGGTAAGCAAGTTACTACTAGTGATGCAAAACATATGATAGAAAAGAATACTTGGGCATCTAATAAAGCATATCAAGCTTATGATGATCACAATGGTTCTTTCAATGGTTCAGATTATCATGCAGTTACTTCTGAAGGTAGTGATTTTCATGTATGGAAATGCATAGCTAATAATCAAAGTAGTGGCAACAGTACATCTAAACCTTTATACTCAGATGTATCATCAAGTTTAAATACATTATATCTTAAAACAGCTGATGGTTATCAGTGGAGATTTATGTATACAGTAACAGGAACAAACAATACTAAGTTTACAACAACAAATTACATTCCTTATATTGCACATACTAATGCATCTACTAATGCAGTATCAGGCTCATTAGATGCTTACTTAGTAACAAATTCAGGTAATAACTATAATGAATTTTGTAACGGTACGTTCACTACTGTTACTAATGCAACATCTCAAGTTTTAGCAAGTAGTGATTTCACATTATCGACTAATAATGATTTCTTTGTTAATTGTGCTATCTATATTAAATCTGGTACTGGAGCGGGTGGTTTAAATAAAATTATAGATTACGTTGGTAGTAGTAAAACAATTACTTTAGAAAATGCATGGGGTACTAATCCAAGTACATCTGATAGTGTGTTTGAAATAACACCAAGTGTAACTATAAAAGGTGATGGCACTAGTGCAACAGCAAGAGCACTAGTCAATACTTCAAGTAATACAATTGCTAATGTAGAAGTAGTAACAAGAGGTTCAGGTTATACATATGTTGATGCAACTATAGAAGCTAACAACATGGCATCAGCTAATGTTGCTGCAATAAGAGCACCAATAGCACCTACAGGTGGCCATGGCTTTGATCCAATTAATGAATTAGAAGCTAGTCGTGTAGGTATTAGTGTTGAGTTTGCAAATACAGAGTCAGCAAATATACCAACAGATAATGATTTTAGACAAGTAGGTATAATAAAAGATCCTATGCATGCCAATGTACAAATAAATGGTATAGTATCTGGTACATGGACAACTGGTGAATTAGTAACACAAGCCAACACAACAAGTTATGGATATGTTATATCTGCTAACAGTAGTTCAGTGTTACTAGCTAACGTAGTAGGTCATATAAGTACAGGCAATTCAACTAACCATGCAAATGTATCTGGTGGCACTTCTAGTGCAACAATGAATGTCTCATCCTTATTTGTTAATACAACAGAAGCAGCAACAATTAATGTATCAAATGAATCTCAGAGATCATCATTTACTACATTTGATCAGAGATATATATTTAAACAGAACCTTGGTTCAGCAAGTGCATTTAGTGAAGATGAAAAAATAGTACAAGATGATACAAGTGCAAACGCTTTTGTATTTTTTGCTAATACCTCAAAGGTATCTGCAACAAGTGTCAAAGGTACATTTAACATTGCAACGGATAATGTAGTGACTGGACAAACAACATCAAGGTCAAGCAAGTTAACTGCTCAAACAAATCCAGATTTAGTTCGCAATGCCGGTGATATAATCTACCTAAATAATATAGACGCAGTTAGTCGTTCCAACACAACAACAGAAATAGTTCGACTTGTTATAACATTTTAAGGATAGAAGATGCCAATTAATACAGATTTAAACGTAACCCCATATTATGATGATTATGATGAGGATAAGAAATTCCACAAAGTATTGTTCCGTCCATCTGTGCCTATCCAAGCAAGAGAGCTAACACAGTTACAAACAATACTACAAAACCAAGTTGAGCGTTTTGGTGAACATATATTTAAAGAAGGTACTATTGTAAACGGTGGAGCAATAACAGATGAAAATATACGATTTGCTAAACTTAATGATGCTAATACTTCATTAGGTCAATTAATTATGTCAGACTTTACTGACACACACGTTGTAACATCTGCTAATTTAATTGGTCAAGTGTATGAATCTAAGAGTGGATTTGAATCTACTAACCCAGATCTTAATAGAATTTTCTTTCAATATGTTAATGCAGGTAACAATGCTGGTACAGAACAAACATCATTTTCAGCTGGTCAAACCTTAGATGTTTATGCAACAAATACATCTGTAGCTACAGTTACATTAACAAGCAATACTGGTTCAAGTTATTCTAATGCTGATACAATAACATTTAGTTCTACATATGGTACAAATGCATCTGCTAATCTTACAACAAATAGCACAGGTGGTATTATTGGTACATCATTTAACAATGTAGCATCACAAGGTGTATCGTTTAAAATTACAGACATACCTTCAGTAGCAAACATTGTAACAAGTACAGGATCAAATGCTAACTTAGAATTATTTGCTGTATCTCTTACAAAGAAAAATATAATAACAGTAGCCAACACAAGTTTTAATGACGCTGCTGGTAACACAGACTTCTTAACAATAGGACTAGCAAAAAGATTTGAAGTTAATGAAGGTGTCTTATTCCAAAAAGGTCACTTCTCACAAATATCACAACAATCAGTAATGGTTAGTGATTATACAAATGTACCTAACAATATAGCAGTAGGATTTAATACTACTGAAACAATTGCTAATAATACAAACGATACATCATTAACTGATAACGCAAGTGGTTTCCAAAACGAGAATGCACCAGGAGCTTTTAGATTAAAATTAACACCAACACTAGTTGTTAATACAGTTGCTAGTGCAGAATCAACTAACAACTTCTTTATCATAGCAAGATACGAAAGTGGTAAAATTGTAACCCTTAAACAAGAATCAGTATATAATAAAATTGGTGACAGATTAGCCAAACGTACAAAAGAAGAAAGTGGCGACTATGTAACAAAACAATTTAGTGCAATATCAGAAGGTATATCAGGTAACACCACACATCTTAATATAACTGTTGGTGCTGGTAATGCTTATGTAGGTGGTTATAATGTAAGTTCAATAGGTGCATCAAGACTAGCTATTCCAAAAGCTGACACAACACAAAATGTTTCTTCCGCAGTTGTAGCAAGTAACTATGGTAACTATCAATTGGTTGATGAATCTATTGGTCATTTTGCATTTAACTTTGGTGCCGAAGTAAAATTATTAGATACAGCAGCTAACAGACTATCGTCTTCATTAGGTACAGCTGTACCAACTGTTCCAGCAACTTCTAATACAAGTGTTGTATCAGGAGTCAATCCTACATTCACTTCTAACATTTTAGGTACTGCAAAAATAAGATCTATAGAGTATGATGGAAATACAGTTGGTGCTCCTCTTGGTAGATATAGATTATATTTATTTGATATAGCAATGAACCAAGGTCAAAAATATCAAGATGTAAGATCAATATGGTATAGTGCACAAGGTCTAGCAGATGTTGTATTAGATGATAATGCTAATGCTTCATTAAAAGAAACAAATTTTAGAACATTAGTAACTGGTGTTGGTAGACAAGGAGTTAAATCATTAAGTATAAATGGTACTTCTAATAACCAATATATTTATAGAACAGCAAAGACAGATGGTTCTTTGGCAACTAATGGTTCAGTTACATTTGCAGTAACAGGAACAGAAACATTTCCATATACAGCAAGTGCGTTTTTAAATGATACACAAGAAAAAGATTGGATAGCAGTATCTAATAATAGTACTGCACAAACAGTTTCATTAACAGGTACAGTAGCGGTAAGTAGTGGAGCTGGTAATGTAACTGGTACAAGTACTTTATTTACAACTGAGTATAAAGCAGGTGACTTTATAACAGTACAATCAGCAAACACACATAGAATTACATCTGTGGTTAGTAACACATTAATGGTAACAGCAAATAACTTTGGTGCAGGTGTATCAGGAAAGACACATGCACGTTACTTCCCTGTAGACGTTGCAATTAATATGGAAGGTTCAACATCTAATGTATTTGTTGGTACAAATTCTAACACGGTAACAATTAATGCTACAAGAGGTAAAGCACTTCATGGTTCTCAAACATTACCAGTGCATGTATATCATAATGTTAAAAAAATAAGTGCACCACAAGTAGATAAAACATTAGCTACATCATTTGTAAAAATAGTATGTAGTAATAATGCTGGTGGAATAAATGGTCCATGGTCCTTAGGTTTAACAGACGTGCTAGATGTACAAGCTATCTATGTTGCTAACCAAGCATATTGGGATGGAACTACTGCAGCTAATAGTACAGTGTTAGATTACACAGATAGTTTTAGATTAGATACAGGCCAAAAAGATGCCTTCTATGGTTTAGGTAAAATATATAAAAATTATTCTAATGCACAATCATTTGTAGCAAATGATTTCTTTGTAGCAAAAGTAAGGCATTTTAAGAAAGATACATCAGGTGGTGGTAAAGGTTTCTTCACAGTAGATTCATATCCAGTTGATGATACTACTGCTAATGGTTCAAATGAATATGTTAAGACAGAAGAGATACCAGTTTTTATATCGGAATTAACTGGTGAAGGAATAGATTTAAGGAATGCTGTAGACTTTAGACCAGTGGCAGCTAACACAGCAGTACAATCTGCAACAGTAGGCGCAGCAACTATTAATCCAAATGTAGCAGTAGCGTTTGCTGCAAGTGAACATTCTATAGCTGCACCAAATCAAAACTTTGAATTTGATTACCAATATTATTTACCAAGAATAGATAAAGTATTTTTGAATCCTCAGGGATTAATGGAAACGGTACAAGGTGCACCTGGTACTAGTCCACTTACACCAAGAGACAAAAATGACGCTATGACATTGGCTACTGTATTAGTTCCAGCATATCCCACACTATCATCTAAAGAAGCTACTGCGGCAAATAGAATGGATTATGCAGTTATAGCTTCAGCCAAGCAATCACGTAATTATACAATGAAGGATATAGGACAGCTTGATCAAAGAGTAAATCGTCTTGAATATTATACTTCATTAAACTTATTAGAAAAACAAACAAAAGATTTAACTATCCCTGCTGAATCTAATAATGCTGTAGATAGATTTAAACAAGGTTTCTTAGTAGATAATTTTGTTGATTTAAAAATAGCTAGAACAGATGATGAAGATTGGAACGCTGGTAGAAATAAATCAGAGCAAACTATTATTCCAAAATTTAAACAAAACGCTTTAAATTTAACTATTGTTGGTCATAGTAATACAGCAATTACTGGGGATGTTATTACACATCCTTATATTGCTACACCATTTGCCAGTCAAAGATTTGCAACAATAGCACGTGCTGTAACACAAAGTAATTGGCAATGGAATGGTAAAATGGATTTGTTTCCTAATTATGATGGGTTCTCAGAGATAAGAAATAATCCAGACTTAGCCTTAACATTAGATATAGATTTAGCTACACCGTTTGACGCACTTATAGAAGGATTGAATTCAATTGAATCACTGACAGAAGTTGATAGACGAACACTCAGTGAGACAAATCAAAGATCGTGGACTACAGGTAGTAGTAATGATGGAATTAGGTGGTCAGTGAGTGGGATGAACTCTCTAGATAGAGAGGAATTAATAACAAGAAACCTTTTTAATAATGAAACTACTACAACAACACAGAATGTTGGAGAGTTTGTAACAGATGTAAGAATGCAGCCATACATAAGAGAACAAATGATTCATTTCCATGCATGGAGTCTAAGACCAAATGTAAGACATTATCTATATTTTGATGGTGTAAACATGGACGCTAATACAAGGCCTGCTTTATCTACAAACGCAACTCATTTTGGTAAAAGTACAATTTATGGATCTGGTGCTTATGGTGATAGTCTTACAACTGATGCAAATGGTGAGATGTTTGGTATTTTGCATATACCTCAAGGGGAATTTTATGTTGGCGAAAGACATCTAGTATTAGCTGATAATGCAACTTATTCAAATATAGTAAATAATGCAGTATCAATAGCAGATGAACCTTTCAATGCATTTAACTTTGGTGTAGAGACAGGTACCATAGAGATGAGTACTCGAGCTCCTACCATATCAATGATACAAGTAGAAGAAGTTGCAACTAGAACAGTACTAACATCTTGGAGTCGAGGTGGTATTATCCCATGGAGACAAAATGGTACAGATCCAATGGCTCAGACATTTAAAATAAGTAATCCAGATTTTGAACAGACAGCTGGCATTCAACTTATATCAATGGATTTATATTTTGCTTCCAAAGATCCTACACTTGGTGTAACAGTAGAAATTAGAAAAACATTAGGTGGTGTTCCAGCACCAGACTTAATACCTTTTGGTAGAAAGCATTTGAGATCTTCTCAAATTAATACAAGCGCAGACGGTGCCACAGCATCAGTAATAGTTTTTGATGGACCTATATTTCTTTCTACTACTGAAGAATATTGTTTTGTAGTAATACCTGATGGTAATAGTCCTGACTATCAACTATGGATATCTAAAACTGGTGGAACAGATGTGGCCACAAGTCAACCAGTAGTGGTAGATCAATTTATGGGAAGCATGTTTATGTCAACAAACAATCTTGCTTGGAAACCATTAATTGATGAGGATATTAAATTTACTTTATATAGAGCTGGATTTACTACTAATAATGCAAACGCAGGTGTAGTAACATTCTATAATAAAGCCAATGAATATTTATCGCTTACGGGTATTAATGGTAACTTCAAACAAGGTGAGATGGTATACCAAGTTAATGCCACAGCTCAAACAACTGGTACGGCCACTATGTCTACATCTAATACAATTGTGACTGGTAGTGGTACAGCATTTAATACTGAGTATGCAGCAGGGGACTTCCTTACATTCTCAAATACAACTGCTCAAGACATTGTAGAGATTGATAGTGTAACAAACTCAACACAAATTATATTAAAAGGTTACCCATTAATAGCCAATACAACTGGTATAGCAGTTAGTAAAACACCTACTGGTATAGTGTACTATTATGATAGTTCAACAAAAGATATGCATATAGAAGATTCTACAGCATCAAGTTCAGCATTTAAATTTGCAGCTGATGCAGATATAGTAGGTGCAGAGTCATATGCTAATGCTACAATAAGCAGTATTAATGATAAAGCAGTAAGTTATTTAGAACCTGTATTATATAAAACAAACCCATCATCTACAGATGTAGAGTTATATATTCATGCTAATACAGCTTCAGGAGATACTGGTAATACTCAAATTAGAACTAATGATAGATTCCATATGAGAGAAAAGGCTGTTATAAAAAGTAAGAGCAATGACTTAACTGGTAACTTTAAAACATACTTTAAGATGAGTACTAACAGTGCAAGAATATCTCCTATGATAGATTCACAAACATTAGGATTCAACATATACGAGAATCAAATTAATAATGATGCTACTAATGAACATCTTACAGGTCAAGGTAATGCTACTTGTAGTTATGTTTCTAAGACTGTAACATTAGATGATGGTTTAGACGCAGAGGATCTTAGAGTATATGTAACAGCATTTAAACCTGGTAAAGATAATTGCAACATTAAAGTTTATGGTAAATTATTAAACGAAGAAGATAATAGTACATTCTATGATAGACATTGGACTGAACTAGATTTAATAGGACCTGATCATTTCAGTAATGTTGATAATAGATTAGATTACAGAGAGTATGAATATCAATTACCTAAAACACCTGCAACAGTATTTGTTGAGAAAGCTAAAACATTTGGTAACACAACTATTACTACAGCAAGTAATCAAGCAAGTACATTATCAGCAGGTACATTAGTTAAAATAACAAACAGTGATCCTAATACTGACTATCAAATAGCTACAGTAAAATCTGCAAGTACTACAACAATTATATTAGATGAAGCAATACAATTTGCAAATAATGTTGCAGCAGATGTATCGACAGTTACTCTTCCACAGACAGCATTTAAAGATCCTCAAAACAGTTCAGTAGTAACATACTTCAATAGTGATGGATCTAAATTTAATACATATAAAATGTTTGCAATAAAAATAGTTCTACTATCTGATAGCACTGCAACAGCACCAGCTATCAAAGATTTCCGAGCTATAGCATTGAGTATATAAAATGGCGATAGTAGCAACAGAAGAAAAACATCTTGTTAGAGATACTAATTCTCGTGCAGTTATAAATACTGATAGAACTGCATATAGTATGTACAAGGCAAAGAGAGAACAAGATAAAAAGGCTAATGATTTGGTACAAGACGTAAATAATTTAAAACAAGACATACACGAAATTAAACAGATGCTACATAGTATCATTAGAGGGTCCAATGGCTAAGACAACATATACAGGAGCAAACGTAGCACCTACAACTGATACGTTTAGTGAGTGGGTAGATTTAACAAACCGTATTACATATGACTTGAGTACTGTTGTTATAACTACTGCAGCTGTGGCTCAACCAAGTGGTACTAATCACGCTGAAACAACTGGCAACGGTCACG